CGAGTAGGTAAATCATCATTAGATGAGATGCTACAGCAAACAGCATCAGAAATGACACGTCAAGACGCAAATAATATTATGAGCTCTTCTGGAGTACAGAAACCTAATTTTGCATCTACAATGGGTAATAAAATGGTAAGAGAAAATAACGGGCCAATGCCCGGTATTGATATTAGTCAACTAGATTTTGTTTCAAAAGCTAAGTCTATATATGATGCAGCAAACAAAAAAACTCAATTTAGAACAGGACAGTAATTATGGCAATGAACGTACAAAAAATTAACCCTCTAGATTTACAACCTAGGAAGGCAATAGGAGTAAAACTTCCTTTCTCTGGAAAGGCAGTATTTAACTCTACGTTCATTTCTGCAGATGCTATTAAGACTAATTTAATAAACTTCTTCTTAACAGCTAGAGGAGAAAGGTATTTAAATCCTGATTTTGGTAACGGACTACAAGCCTTACTATTTGATCAGTTAACAGAAGATAAAATTAGAGAAATTAATAGTTTAATCAAAGAAGATTTAAAATTCTACTTTCCTAGAGTAATACCAACTGATATGTCTATCGAAGGAATACCAGATAGAAACACAGTTCAGTTCGTTTTAAAATATAAAGTAGACAGTACTAACATTGAAGATGAGTTAGTAATAAATTTTGATCAATAATGGCACAGGAAAGAGACATAAAATATATTAATAGAGAGTTTACAGATTTTAGACAGGATCTGATAGAGTTGGCAAAAAACTATTTTCCTGACTCTTATAACGACTTTTCTGCTACCTCCCCTGGTATGATGTTTATTGAAATGGCATCTTATGTTGGTGATGTACTTTCTTTTTATCAAGATACCCAATTACAAGAAACGTTTCTTCAACACGCTCAAGACCCTGCTAACCTATATACTCTTGCATATATGATGGGATACCGTCCTAGAGTAACTTCAGCAGCATCAGTAGAGCTTACTGTTACTCAGGAAGTATCTGCTACAGGGAGTAACTATATACCAGATTGGGATCAAGCTATTAGAGTAGCAGAGAGTAGTACTGTTAAATCTACTACCGCTGATAAGACAGTATTTGTTTTAGATTCAGCAGTCGACTTTAAATTTTCAAGTAGTTATGATCCTACTACAGTTACTATAGAAACTTTAAATGAAGGTGATAATACTCCTGCTACATACTTACTAAGTAAAAAAGTAAATGTAACATCAGGAGAAATAAGCTCTATAGATTTTACTATAGGTACTAGTGAAAAATTTAAAACACTAGAAATAGAAGACGACAACATTATAAGAATTTTAGACTGTACAGATAGCTCAGGTAACGAATGGTATGAAGTTCCATTTTTAGCTCAAGATACAATCTTTACTGATGAGCAGAATAACTCATCTGACAATTCTATATCTCCAAGAAGCTTAGTATTACAGAAGGTACCTAGAAGGTTTGTTTCTAGATTCACTTCGACTGGTGTTTTACAATTGCAATTCGGTTCAGGTGTAACAGAAGCAGAAGATACTGAATTCTTACCAAACCCAGAAAATATCACTCCTGGTAAAAAGAAAAACGTAGAAAGGCTAGATATAGCATATGATCCTTCTAACTTTCTATTTACTAAGTCATACGGACTGGCACCATCTAATACAACATTAACTATAAGATATTTAAAAGGAGGAGGAGTTTCATCTAACTCTCCTGCCGGAGCAATCACAGAAAAAGACGTGGTTACAACCTCTGCTACTGATGATACACAAATAACAACTTTATCATTTACAAACGTTTTACCTGCACAAGGAGGTAAAGACGGAGACACGGTAGAAGAGTTAAGACAGAACTCACTAAAGAGCTTTGCAGAACAAAAAAGAGCAGTTACTTTAAAAGACTATACAGTAAGGGCATTATCCTTACCTCCGGAGTTTGGTTCTATAGCTAAAGTATATGCTACACAAGATCCACTATTAGGAAGCAAACAATCTATATTAGATAAAAATCCTTTAGCAGTTGCACTTTTTATAGTTGCATTTGATAATGAAGGTAAACTCACAACAGCTTCCCAAAGTATAAAAGATAATTTAAAGACATATCTATCGCAATATATGATGATTACTGATGCGATAGACATAAAAGATGCTTTTGTGGTTAACATAAAAGTAAAGTTTGAAGTAGTAACTCTACCTAATAAAGCAGCTAGAGAAGTATTGACCAACTGTACTAAAAAACTACAGGAATATTTTGCTACTTCTAATATGAATATAAACACTCCTATCAATCTATCAGCTGCATATGCTGCATTAGACCAAGTTAACGGTGTTCAAACTGTTAAAAGCATAGTAGTTGAAAACAAACAAGGAGGTATTTATTCTAATTTTGCATACGATATAAAAGGAGCAACTAAAGACAATATAGTTTATCCTTCTTATGATCCATGTATATTCGAAGTAAAATACCCTAATGTAGATATTGAAGGAAGAGTAACAACATTATAAGATGATATATAGACTACATACTAAAAAAGATACTTTTCTAAGTAGTGAACCCAATGTTGCTGGATTATACAGAGTAGCAGGTACTGACCCTATATTAGAAGTTAGTCAATATCCTGATATTAATGATGTAACTAGATATAAATCTACTTTGATAGAATTCGAAACCGCAGATATTAATACTGCTCTTGCTATTGCAGGAACTAATACATACTCTGCTTCACTAAATCTTTACGTTGCAGAAGCAGCAGAACTACCAATATCTTTCAGTCTCGGTGTTACAGCAATTTCTGAATCGTGGAGATCAGGGGTTGGTATGTTTGACGATGTACCTATAAGAAACTCTGGTGCTACCTGGGTTAATAAAAATTCTAACGAAACATGGGCTACACCAGGTGCTCCTACTCATGCAGCATACTACAATAGTCAGTCTTTTATCAATACAGACGACTTTGACGTTAACATTAATGTTACTGATATAGTTACTGCAATTTCTAGCAGCACTATTAATAACGATGGATTTAAAGTTGATCTAGAAAAATCTGGTCAAGTACTTACCTCTACATCTCAATCAATATCTCTTAAGTATTACGGTGGAAAAAGTCATACTATATTTAAACCATTCTTACAGCTCGAATGGGATGATTCAAGCTTTATAACTGGTTCTAACTCAGTAATAGCTGATACCTTAGTACCTATTAAAGTACACACTAAAAACCTACAGAGCACCTATAAACAAGATGGTAAAAAGAGATTCAGGCTAACTGCTAGACCAATTTTTGAAAGCACTTCCTTTGTAACTTCTTCTATTAAGACAAATTACGCATTACCAGAAGATTCTTATTTTAGTATTAGAGACACATATACAAACGAACCTATAGTAGATTACTCTATAGGGACTAAAGTTAGTTGTGATAGTAATGGTAGTTTCTTTGACTTATATACTAATGCATTAAGAACGAATAGATTTTATTATATTGAAATAAAAACTAGTATAGATTCTAGCACATTATATTTCAGAGATGATAAATCTTTTAAGGTAATAAAGTAATGGAGAAAAATGTAAGAATAAAAAAACAGGTATTTGTAAAAAAAGACTTCGACAAAGTAGTTGATAGGTCTTTTAAATCGTTCGTTGATAGTGTTGAAGAAGAACAACTTACAGTTGAACAGTTTTTTATTCTATATGATGAATTATTTTTCGAAATACCTGTCTTAGGAGAGACAGCATCGCATCAACACCTTATTGAAAGAAGCTCAACTTTATTAGAAGTTGAACAAGATAATCAAGATATACAGCCTTTATTAGATGAAATAGCAGTACTAAGAGAACAAATATTAGAACTACAAACACAGCTAGTAGAAGCTAATACACCAGAACAATAGTGGCATACAAATATAAAATAAAAGAACTTCCAGCAACCGAACTTGCTAACTCTATCATTTCAGATAAGCAAAAATCGTTAGTATCTTCTATTGATCAAAATCAAATATTTACTTTACCGGATTCTTTTATTGAGCTAGGCATATATTCTTTTTCTAATATACAGTTAAACTATATTGATAACTATAAAAGATATAAACTTCTTCAAAACGCTCAGTCAGCAGGTAAAGCAGGAGCTACTATACTTACTATTGATCCAGTAAAAGACGCTATAGATCTTGGGTATGAGACAGGAGATGTAAGAATACTTTATACTTTTCTAGATAATTTATATTCTAACGAAAAAGAAAAAGGTCAATTTTTTGTTAATTCTATTTCCGCAGATAGAACTGAGATAAGAGGTCTTTCATTAGAATTAGAATCTAATGATATAAAAAGACTTACAGAAATAGCTCAAGGGATATTAGATAAGCCAGAAACTATTGAACCTTTAATTCTTAATTTAGGAGAAGGTAAACACCTGACTGTTATTAATATTGATACACAGCAGATAGATAAAGGGCTAAGTATCATACTAAAATTAAATCAACCTCTTCCAACTGAAGTTGATACTAATACTAAATTTACAGTTAATAGTATAGTATCAAGTCAACTACTATATGAAGTAGAGTCTGAGTTAGAAGTAGATGAAATAAAGATACCTAATCTTAGAGGACCAAATTTTAGTGTAGAAGCTATAAACGAGAATAATCAACCTACTGAGTTTCTTAACTACAATGAACTTTTTAGCTTTCCGGTCACTAGCTCATACTATGAGTTATTCTCTCTCTTTAATGAGAAGAGTGCTCAAATAGCTATTAATCATGATGAGTATTCTGACTTTATTCACTTCAGTTCAGCAGAAGAAAGGCTAAGGAACTTTAAATATAAACTAGATTTAATACATAGTTATACTTCAAGTATAGCTACTATAGAGCAGTCTAGAATTGCTGGCTCTGGTTCCTATACTACAGAAATAACAGGAAGTAAGACATACTTTGAAAATCTTATATCAGGTATAGTAGATAATTTTGATCATTATGACCGATTTTTATTTTTTGGTAGCGGTTCAAAATCATGGCCTAAGAGTAACAGTATAAAGCCTTATTTAAACTATCCCTCATCACATACATCAGGATCTAGTTTTTTTAATACTCAACTTATTAGTGCCTCTAACTACGATGTTACTAACTTTGATTTATTAACAAACACTATACCTAACTTTATAAGAGAAGATAGAGACAACATACCTTATCAAATGTTCATTCATATGATTGGACAACATTTTGATAATTTATGGATATATATGAAAGCAGTATCAGATAAATACAATACTGATCATAGACTTAATTTTGGTGTGTCTAAAGATATAGTTCGTGAAGCTATACAAAGTTTTGGTATTAATCTATATAACTCAAATCAAAATACCGATAATTTATTTTCACAATTTGTAGGAGAGGCTATTAGCACTGGCAGTAATAGTTTGATCACTACTATGTCTATAGCAACTTCTGCTAGTTTCAATAGTGGGTCTACACACCTACAACATTTACAGCCAACATCAAAAGATAATTACCAGAAAGAAATATATAAAAGGATTTATCATAACCTTCCTCATCTAGTTAAAACTAAAGGGACAGAAAGAGGTTTAAGAGCTTTAATAAATTGTTTTGGTATACCTAAGGATATATTAGAAATAAAAACTTTTGGAGGTCAAGGTTTAACAGATATAAATTTCTATGGACCTGAATTCCATACTACTTCTAGTAATTTAGATAAAATAAGATTAGATAACACCGGTAGCTTATTATCAGGTAGTACACTATCCAGATACAATAGTATCTTCAAAGAAGAGAAAAAATACACAGATGACCAACATTTTATTGAAGTTGGGTTTGATTTAAGTAATGCTGCTAATAGCTATATTGATACTCAAATATCAGGGAGTAACTTTGATATGGATCAGTATATAGGAGATCCTAGGAGTAGATACGATACTAAGTACGAACCTTTAACTGAGTTTGGTAGAGGTATTTTAAATAGAGATACTGCTTGGAATTTTATTACTTATACTTGGGATAATTACCCTGTTAATTGGAACGAAAATATTGAGTTCTTTAGAACTCCTAATGCATTTATAAGACTACTGAACTATTTTGATAGTGCTATATTTAGAATTATAAAAGATTTTGTACCTGCTAGAACTAAAGCAGCTACAGGGCTAATAGTAAAGTCTCATAAGTTAGCACGTAGTAAAATAAAACAGGTAGAAGCTACCCCAGAAAATATAATACATACCGGATCTAAATCTATTGCATCTATAACTGGTAGTCAAGGAGGATCATATGATGAATCAGGTAGCTTTGGGTATACAACAAATTACAATGCTCATCTAACTACTCCTATAGGTCCTATAAGCAGAAACGTTACAGATGAAGCTCCAATGTATAATGGAGAGTTTAGCGGATCATTACTTATATCTACTGACGGTGAGGTAGGTAAACTTAATCCTTTTGTTCAGTCTAATCAACCGAATTTAGTATTCAATATTACACTATTTAACGAGACATTACCTCCACCACCAGCTTGTATATTAATATTATCAGCAAGTTTTATCGGAGAAGCTTTTGAAGTAGGAATCGTAACAGGTACAGATACAACAGCTCAGATTACTTATCCAACACCTTCCGCTACTATTACAGGAAGCTTAGACTACGGTCATAATTTTGATGACTTTGAATTCTTTACTATAGAAGCTACAGATACTTATCCTGGAGGTACGTTCCAAGGATGGTTTACTAATGCAGCAGGTACAGGAAGCGCAGTATCAACATCTAACCCGCTTACTATTTATAACTATACAGAATCAGATCTTGGTAACAAGTTTTACGCTTATTACAGTTAATTATGACAGTAGAAGAATTCATAGAATCAAATCCTAACCTTTACGGTAATAATAATGTAAACTTATTTTACAGTAGTAGTGTATCAGCTAGTATTCCTCAAGCTCCTTTTACTATAAAAGGTATATCAGTTCAATCTAATACAGGTAATGGAATAGATATTGACTCAGCACTAAAAGGAGTAGAAACTTTTAGATTTGATTTTTCAGGTACTCAACTTGAAGCTCCTGTGAACGGTAGAATAAAACGAGCTGGGTATATCTACTTTTCTCTTTTACCTACTGTTACTAATACTCTACCTACAGATGTTGACGTAGTAGGTAATACTATAGAAAGAGATTCTGAATTTATTTTCATTCCATACATACAAACTAACTTTAATAACAACGATTATAATCCTTTGATGAATAACTCAGAAGGATCAAAAACAAACGTTGTCGCTCAAGTAGTTGATAGAACAACTGACGCTATTGTTCCTACTAACCTAGATGCAATACTATCAGGAAATGCAGAAGCAGCTGAAATACAAAACTGTAGTTATACTAAAAGAGCAGTAATAAGTAGCAGGTACTTAGGTAGTAAAACTTCTGCTGCTGGACCAGTATATTCATTAAATAAAGATAATCAAACTACCTTTGTTATCAATAACACAGTAAGTGGTAGTGCACCAGCAACTCCTTTTAAGTTTTTTGAAGGTAGTCAACACACAGCTGATGCAAGTACTTCTACAGTTAAAGCTATCTCTACATCTGATAGAGATATATTAGAAGTATACTTTGATTCTGTTATATCAGGTTCACACCCCAATAAAACATACCCTTCCTTTCCGACTGTTGGGAATTATCTTTTTCAAGAAGTAAACAATCAGTTTCAAAGATTACCGGGTAAGAAAGTATTTTCAATAGATAAAAACGAAGTTTACACTACAGATGATTTTGGACAAGTCACTCTAGTTGAATAGAATAGTTAATTAACATATATTTATATAAAACAATAAACACAAAATGGGATATTTAGATAATTCGATCGTGACGGTGGATGCGATCCTAACAAAAAAAGGAAGAGAGCTGTTAGCTAGAGGGGACGGTTCTTTTAAGATTACTCAATTTGCACTAGCAGATGACGAGATCGACTACACCTTATACAATCCATCACATCCCTCAGGTTCTGCTTTGTACGGAGAAGCTATCGAAAACATGCCGTTATTAGAAGCCTTTCCAGACGAAACACAAATTATGAAATATAAACTTACTACACTTCCTAGAGGTACTTCTAAATTACCTGTACTAGACTTAGGTGTAACATCTGTAAGTTTAAAACAAGGAGCTTCTGTAGCTATTACCCCTCAAACACTTAACTACTTAGGAGCAACAACAATTTTTGAAACAGAAGGATACACAGCTACTATTGCTGATGTAAGGACATTAAATTCATTTAACGGTGTTGGTATTAATACCGATGAAGCTGAAAGACTAAATACTGGAACAACAATAGGTACTAACGTATCTAAGACGGTAATAGGAACTTCTATTAACCTTGTAGCTACATCAGTAAATACTTTATTTGGGACTAGAACAAGCTTACAGACAACTTTAACAGTTATTGGTAGGGGCTCTGGTGCTAGATTAACAATACCTGTAACTATTTCTAAAACTAACTAATTATGTCATACAAAAGATTTGATACAGAAGACGTTGTAGTTAGTGCTGAAGCAGTAACTGCACCATTATGGACAGGGGATATCACCACTTTAAGTAGCTTCTTTACTTCTTCTACACAAGTAGGAGGAGCATCAGCTGACTACTACTATGATATCTATCAAACAGGTTCAACACTAGAAGACGCTAGAGTACAGTTTTCTATAGCTTACGCTGATAAACAAGGTTCTGGTTCAATACTATTTAATGCTTCAATAGCTGGAAAGTCTCCAGCATCTACAGTGTACGGTCAATACCGTAACCTAGTATTAGGAGATGAAGATACTGATTTTACTTTTGGAGCTGATAACTCAGAATATTTTTATGTGTTAGCTATCGATAGAGCAAGATATAAAGAAAAATTACTTCCTGGTACTTTAGAATTAGTACTTGAAAAGTCAGGATCAGGAGAAAGAATTTCTATTACAGATAATAGTAAACAAGTCTCTTCTATTTCTTTTAGCGACGCAGGTAGGGTATATGAATTAGTTTCTGGGTCATTAGGTACTGTTGACACTTCAGTCAACGAAAATGGGTATACTAATGGATCTGGTTCGTACGGTAAAATTTTACCTGATGTAGGTATTATTTTATTAAACGGTAAAGCATTAGACGCAGCTTCTTCAGCTGGTGGATTAGGATTAGGTACAAACAGAGCATCTAATGATAACTCTCCTAATAATTTAGCTCAACTATATGATGTACTAGCATTTAGCGGTAGCTTTAGAATTCAATCTGAAGAAACTATCACTTCTAACTTTGTATTTGTAAGAGCTAGAAATAGTGAATTTAATTACTCTACTAACCCTTCTCTTATAACTGGTTCAGGAGAACTACGTCATAATGTTATGATCGATACTCCTCAATCATATATTACAGCAGTAGGACTATATAATGATAATAATGACTTGCTTGCAGTAGCTAAACTTTCTAGACCTTTATTGAAAGATTTTACAAAAGAAACTTTAGTTCGTATCAAGTTAGATTACTAATGAATGAGCGCATTCAAACAATTAACCCAGCAAGATGTATATGTATCTGACTATGTAGCTACTAAAGCATGGTCAGCATCTGGTAGTGTAGTTAATGAATATAAAATTGAAGTACTAAGAGGGTTTTCTGGTTCTACACCTGGGTACCCATTTCCAGGAGATCTAAGGAAAAACAGATATCAAACCTCAGTCTACGATAGCGTTCATCATTTATATTTAGCAGATAGTCTAGAAGACGGTACATACTCAGGTTCAAGAGATTTATCTCTTTCTACTACTCTAACATTAACTGAAAGTAGAAAATCTTCTACCGAGGTTGGTATCGTATCGCTACCTATGGATATAGTCGGTACAGGTATACAGCCAGGTACTATAGTTTTACAGCCTTTGATGGAAGCAGAAGACAGATATGCTGCTCCAGGTTTTGCGACCTCTAATGACTTTCAAGAGCTATACTATGAAGACCTATTTCATTGGTATAAATCTGACCCAGTAGACTTAGATGATTACCTAGAAAATGAAGGTAGTTATGTAGACGAAGTAACTGAAGGTCAATACTTTGATCAACTCAAGACTAATTTCCAAAGAATTGAAATTATAGATGATGGAGAAGGTAGATTACTTTTATCGGGTTCTAATGAAACATATACAAAGCCTGTACGTTATATAGGTGATGTAATTTACAATCAAGGTAATATTTTGATTACAGATCCTGAAGTAGCAAGATATTATTCTACTTATGCAAGGATAAACGTTGACTGGAAATCAAAACTACCTATTTATACTTATAATGTACACTGTACTGTTCGTGATAGTGAAATGAATTATTCCTTTAATCCTTCCGCTGCAACAGGTTCAGACAGTACATTAAGAGACAATATAACAGGAAGTGAGTTTAAACCTTATGTTACTACTATAGGACTTTACAATGAAGCAACTGAGTTAGTAGCAGTAGCAAAGTTAAATAAACCAATTCCTAAAACTCAACATATAGATTCAACTTTTGTTGTTAAATTTGATATATAATGGCAATAAATTTTAGAGCAGATAAAAACCTACCACTAACATACTCAGAAATGGATAATAACTTCGGTTCTTATTTCCATTCAGCATCTGTTACTAATACATCGGTTACACTCTTTTACCCTTCAAGTTCTGAGGTACCGGTTAATAGTGGCTCAGTACAATTTAGTTTAGTAAAAGGATTACAGCAAACTGGAGGAGATAGAAAAATTGCTTTTTATTCAGGTTCAAGTGAACTTACAGTAAATGATAATTTTGGAGTTGATGTAAGCGGTTCTGTAGGAATCGGAGTATCAATACCAGGAGACTTTCCATTAGATTATAAGTTAAGCGTATCAGGTAGTATAAAAGCTACAGGTACTGTATTACAAGCTTCTGATGAAAGACTTAAAAATGATATACAAGATATAGAAGAAGGTTTAGATAAAATTAAATCTTTAACTGGAGTTACTTATATTCAAAAAGATCAAACAAGAAGAGATGCAGGAGTAGTAGCTCAAGACGTTCAAAATATAATTCCCGAAGTTGTTTATGAAGATTCTAATTCGTATCTTTCTGTAAACTATAATGGGTTAATACCATATCTAATTGAATCTATCAAGGAATTAGAACAAAGATTAAAAAATTTAGAAGATGCCAGATAGTAATATTACTTTAAGGTCAGTAAAAGGATCTGCTCTATCTCATTCAGAGATGGATGCTAACTTTAGAGAGTTTTTCTATTCAGCATCCGTATCAGGATCAGAGGTAAAACTATATAGATCTCAATCAGCAAATCCTTTTGAGCTTATAAACCTATCAGAACCTAAAGGTCCTCAATACGCTATACAATTAAAAAGAGGTACAGCAGAAACCGGTGCTTCAATCGACTTTACAGGATCTAAATCTTTAACATATGATTTTTCTTCTTCTGTATTAGAGGTAACAGGTTCTTCCTTCTTTAGTGGAGACATGACTGTAGATGGAGCGATTACTGCTAATACATTTATATCCGATACTGTAATAGAAGGTATAACAACTGGTTCAACTTCATTCGGTAAAGACAAAACAGAAGATAAACATTTTAGAACCGGTAGTATGTTTGTAGATGGAGATTTTGACATTACAGGTCGAATTTCATCTGCTCAACCTATTACTGCTTCAGTTGATTTTAGTAATATAATATCTAAACCAACACTTGTATCTGGTTCAGAACAAATATCTATTGCCAATACAACAGGGTTCGTTGGATTTAATCAAAGTATTTCCTCTTCGATAGGAGCAGCAACTGCCTCTCTATCAGCCAGTACTCATACACAACGAACAGCTATATCAGGAGCATTAGCAACTACAATAGATAATGTATCATCATCAGCTCATACATCAAGAGGGATTATAACAACATCTGTAACTAGTTTATCTTCAAGTGCTCATACTGCATTCTTAAAAAATACTACAGATACTTTTACAGGAGATTTAACAGTTACTGGATTTGTAAGTGCTAGTCAAGTTCATACTGTATTTGTTACTTCCTCAATTGCTCTTATTACCGGTTCAAATAAATTCGGTGATGAAGCATCAGATAATCATTCATTTACCGGTAGTGTAAATATAAGTGGAAGTCAATCAGTAGTAGGACCAGTTACATTTAATAATAACGTTAATGTTACTGGAGACCTAGATGTAACAGGAACTATTAACGCAACTATATCAGGAAGTATTAACCAAGCAACTACTGCATCATTTGCACAAACTGCTAGTCATTTCGATATAGTAAACGATATTACACCTCAATTAGGAGGTAACTTAGATTTAAACTCTAGCAACATATCAGGTTCAGGAGCTATAGATATAACTGGAAATATATCTTCAGCAGGATTACTTTCAGTAACTGGAGCTGGTACCTCACAATTCTCTAGTCACCTACAATCACATTGTTTAGGTATAGGAACTACACCTTCAGGAGTAGCTGGAGAGATTAGAGCAACAGGAGATATAACAGCATACTATTCTTCTGATGAAAGACTTAAGGACAACATCACTCCGTTAAGTGATGCATTAAACAAAATAAATCAAATAGGAGGATATGAATTTGATTGGAATAGCAATTCTAGCCATAGCGGTCACGATGTTGGTGTTATCGCTCAAGAGATCGAAAAAGTGCTGCCAGAGGTAGTAGTTAATAGAGATACAGGCTATAAAGCTGTACGTTATGAAAAAATTGTCGCGTTACTCATACAAGCGATTAAAGAGCAACAGTTACAGATAGATGAGCTTAAAAGCAAAATCTAGCGACTAATAAAATATGGATAATATGCCAACAAGACCTTCTTGGACTTACCAAGGGAGGTTAATCACTGATATTTCAGATATGCCAAAAGGTACCTATGGGTTCATCTATGAGGTTAAATATAAACCTACAGACACCCGTTACATAGGTAAGAAAGTCCTATTCTTTGAACGCAACAAAAGATTAGGTAAAAGAGCTTTAGAAGCATTAAGGGAAGAAAGAAAGGCAAAAGGAATAGGCGGTAGAACACCTCTTAAACAAAAAGTAAGAACTGAATCAGACTGGAAAGACTATTTTGGTTCTCAAAAAGAAATAGTTTCTTTAGCTAAAAAGGATCAAGCGGGAGAGAATTGGGAGAAGAGAATATTGGAATTTGTACCTAATAAAAAGCTATTGACATATTATGAGACTAAACACCTATTTATTAATAACGTATTAGAGGACTCTTACAGTGCTCATATAAACGATAATATACTCGGTAAGTTTTACCGAAAAGATTTTAAAAATGAAGTTAAGTAAAGTAATACTAGAAGAAAATTGTGGGTGTGGACAAACACCTTGTAAGACTTACGGTGTTAACGAAGAGCTCAATGTGGCTAGAAAACAGCTGCAAAAGATGGTTCAAGATCACGGAAAAGATCACGTGATGGATATGATACTTAACATACAAGATGAAAATGTATTAGATGAACTCGTTGATGAGTTACAAAGACAGTAATATGATTAAACTAAAAGAAGTAGTAGGATACCCATCCTTACAGTATCACATAGACAACAAGCTCTCTTTACACGAGCATGTCTACCGTTATAACTCTGAAGCCTTTATACAATTATTCAAAGAGGCAAGAGAAGCGCATAGAAACGAAGAAATCGAACTTAGCGAAGAAGATATTGAACTTTTAGAAACAACTGATATAGGAGAATATGGAGATTATAATGGAATAAAAGTTCCTTTAGACTTACCTATGGTATCTCCAAAATACAATCCACTATTTGAGATAGGCTGCATGATTGATGAAATGATTGAAAACGAGGATACGATTGACGAAGCTCTTTCTATAGACGAAATGATTAACTATGAGTTGGTAAAAGAGTTAGTCGAATCAATCGGCGGTACTATCAATATGGAAAACTTCAGAAAAGCTGTAGGAATACAAAACGAAACATTTGATTACTCAGGCTTTGATATGCTAAAAGCATCAGTTGATTATATTCCTGAAGCAGAGTACAAAGGTAAAAAAGTATCACTTAACAAACCAAAGCGTGGAGGATCTAAAAAGTTCTACGTTTATGTTAAGTCAAAGAAAGGTAACGTTAAGAAAGT